ACATTGTCAATTCAATCTCATTTGTTGAGATTTTGATTACAATGCAGTGTCAATTTTGTCTTACAGTCGGATTGAATTAACCAACTTGGTCGTAGATGACTCACTCATGTCTCCACAAGAACCTAACTTTAGGATTCGAGCAGACCCGTCGAGTTACCAACTCCCTGATAGTCACTAAGCTATCTGACGCATTATTATAACTTGCCACCCTTCGTTCGCGGCCTAGATACCTCCAATGCAGAACTTTGGCTATAGCGCATGCTATAGTGATGATAGTTCCACTAACACCAACAATAGGTCTAATATTGTAATGTTCATCATCAAGCCACCACCTGAATTGAAGACCATAGTCCTGAATGCAGTTGAAGTAAGCTGCTTGTAATTTGCCACCTGTTCTTAAAATAATTTCGTTAATATCATATTTTTCTGCTTCCAATGCACCAACCACATCTGCGCTAAGTCCCACTTTCGCACACTCAATCTGGAATACATCCAACGGAGTACGTTCTATCGTTTTTCCCTCTAAATAGTCATCCAACATCTTATCGCATAACATAGAAAATTGCTTTGATAATTTTAATTGTATCGGTTTCACTTTAATCGACGAAACATCAATAATTTCATCACGCGGTATGGTATGTTTCTGCTTCTTTAATTGTTTTGACCACAAAGCGCCAGCCCAAATTGCTCTCAGTCTCCTTTGTAACTCGCCACTACTAGCTAGATCGATGTTTAGGGTGTTAAGCGTCTCGATGATACGTCTGTTAGTGAGCTTTGCAACGTTGCTGTCAGCTATGGCCAGATCTTCGGTGATCAATAAGCGTGGACATTTGTGCATGTGTTCACCACTTGTGACTCCACTATTGAAGAAAGGAACACCTAGACCTCCATTGAATGTGCTTCGATGAACAAGCTCCCTATTTAAGCTAAAAACTACTGAAGCAGCAGCATCCGGACCATCGCGATACTGAGCGCGTAGATTGACCATAAAATCGTAATACCATTGCACGCTGTGAGATTTCGCACCTCTTCCGAGCAATTTGCAAGTTAAATCAACAACTGTCATAAACTCACCTTTAATCTTGGACAGGCCCACCTTTCCGCCAGCTTGTTCATCTGATTCTATTAAAGAAGGTAGTAGGCGACACAACATACCAAATGATCCCTCTGGGGTATGTAATGTTCTCGTATATTCACTCCTCAAGGGTTCGCACAATTGCTTGATGTCTTGCATCTCGTGTTGCATCTCAGCATATGTGTCCATCATGTCGAGAGCTGAGATAGCGTTCGAAAATTCAGAGTATATGTCATCACCAGTGCCAAAATAATTCAGAAGATCGTCAGTAATATCAATTGGGTTGTCAGTCAAAGTAGCAAAGAAATCGACTAAGTTCATGTAAGTGTTAACCCACGTTGTGCCACGTTCGCCAGTGCACAGTCCCTTGGTTGATTGGTACCACTTACCCAAGATTCGAATTAATCTGTTATTCGATTCAGCTGACAATTTGAAACACATCGAAGCTGGACCAAGGTTGTTCTTACTCATATACCATTCACCAAGTTTTGAATAAATTGCAGCAAGATCATCTAAGTCATGTTGTTTGTTGTAATCAGCAGCGTCCAAACACAGTTTAATTGTAGCAATATTCTTCGCATTTCGATGCATTAAATTCCTGTAGTTAACAGCACTCTTGATATTACCGGGTAACCCAATATGTCTGAAGTCTCTCCATGCCTTGTCAACCCAGTGCAAGCAATAAGCTTGTGAAACATAGGAATCAAATTGTTGAGCGAGAAGAACGCGATTTTTCATATTCTCGTACTTCAAGCATAAGCCAGCACGAAATGGTCGTGTGATCACATCATGCAAAATTTTGTCCTTATTAATGACCTCGAATGCCAACACCTTGTTTCCTTCAATACGCTTACCGTTGACCACAAATTTGTGAGTGTTATCAGAGCCAGCAACAACCCAATCATACGCCTTGTGCAAAAAGTTGTCTAAATCTGTTGTGCGGACACGATCGGATTGTGGAAATAACTGAGCATAACCTTGTTCCAATATAAAATCTCTCTTCTGCCTATATGCTTCATTGCTGGTATATCCATCAACATCTACACTCAACTTGATATTCATCAGTTCTGGATTAGTTCGGTTGTTAATTTCTTCATCGTATTTGACTTCAAAATCGCGTGATCTACCGCCAATAACATTCATGCCCATGAAATGGCTACAACAAAAATGACTGCCAAAATAGTTACCATCGAATGTTTGTGTGCGCCTCATCAATTCATGAATAGAAGAGTACCACTTATCATCACCACTGCTCATAATGCTGTGCATCATATCAATGCCCACCCAAGCAGCAGGAGCCATCACACAATACAATAACATACTCGCAAGAGCAACGCGTCGCAAACCTTTAACATGAATTTGCATATTTTCAATTAACTGACCCATCTTTGACCATTCAACAGCGCGACTTAACGTCGAACTCAAACCGAGTGTAAGATATAGCAACTCAAGATCGTTAACTGCTCTGTGTTGATGTACTATTCTCTCCTGTAAGAAATTGATGTCCTTCAAAACTAGTTCAACCCAAGCAACAGGTCTGTCCTCACACTCTGATAGCACAGTTAAATAATCAGGTAGTAGCAAGATGTCACATTCATCGACATAACGTCGATAGATAAGCAATTCACAACCCTGTTTTGCATTCTTAGCAACCAGAGAACGAAATACAGAATGTAACGAGTTGTCATAACCATATGGAGCACAGATAATTATTCTCTTTGGTAGTGTCCTCTGCCCTTTTTCAACTTCTTGTAATATAACCATTGGATCGACTTTTTCATATATACCTCCCATCGTGCGATTAAGTGGCAATTTCTTGCTTACGCACCTAGTGATAATACTTCGCAAACTATCATTGGTCTGACAATTGATTCTTGAGCACCAATCATCATAAATGTTTTTATAAGTTTTAATTTGCGAAGCTCTCTTAGCTCGCCCAAATGTTCCCATACTAGTCGTGGTGTCAATCCGTTCATCATCAAATATACCTCGAATAATAGTATCAGGACATACAAAACCACGTAGATACAATGCTCCAACATTACGGTAGTAATTTTTAACACGGTACCCGGGTTCTTCCCTTTCTGTGTCAGCACTAGCTAACGAGCTGAAAGGATGACTCTGATAGTATTTATCCAAAATGTATTTCAATTTGGACGTATCAACACCTCTACTATTTTGGAACCTCGGAGCTGGATGACGAGGTTGGTTGTATGGGGGGCAGATTAGTTTTCCGCCTGCAAAGCAGACGAGGAGGTTGTTCCACCCGGCTTAATTGGCTCACTGCCAGGTGGTCCCCTCCATGGGCGCTCAGCATTGTGTTGTGGGGAACGCCCGCGTCGACGACTTGAGCTACGCGTTCGTGAGCGATGACCCGAGCTCACGGAGCGGGGTCGCCTATCATTCACAGTCACGTTGTAAGCTTCACGTGTAAAAGGTTGTGGGTCGACCACACCATGTGCTACAGTTCGAGAAATCATGGAAGCGTTATTATTCAAAGTTTGCTGTAGTGATGCCATCACTTGTGTCAAACTAGCCAATAGAGTCATGAGCTCTTTATTGGTAGCATCAACATTGTGGTTGCTAGAAGCAACAATTGCAACTGATGCAGGCGCTTGACTTGGTGCAGTCAAATCAGGTTTCACTATTGTTACCGGAGCGGCATTTTGTGTTGTTCTTTGCACATTCAGCAGTGGCCGCATGGGCAGCATGTCCTCGACCAACACCATTGGTCCAACCAACCGTGAACGCGTTTGTACAGCGGTTCGAGCGGTTGTATGGATTATTTTCGACTGAGGAGCCGACAAAGGTATATTCGGTCTTGAAATTTCAATTTGAGGATATGCAATTTCATTTGGAATCCTGAAATCGCGTCGAACAAAATCAGCTGGTAAAACACAGAAGTCAGTGAATGCAGAAGGTCTTTGGTACAAAAACGTGTACATAGCATCTTGGACACCTGCGTCATTACCGACATTTTGTAGTGAAAACCCCCAACACTCAGGACCAGTGTGTCCTATCCATGTGTTGTGAAATAGACCTAAACAAATACCACCGGTACGGTTATCCATACGGATGTCAACATTGTTAGCAGCTCCAACAGGTAATTCCCAGAGGGCACGACTACGCCAGGCGGTTATATCCACAATTGTTGGAATTGGTACACCCAATCGTGCGCTATGTCCTTTCAAACGCCAAACCAATATGTTGATGTTCCGAACCAAATCTTCATCGGGAACAAATGGTCGCATTTCATCTGACAACGTTGTCATAGGCAAAGCCGCAGAGAATCCCAAGCGCGGTGTAGCATCGTTGAGCCAAGGTAGATCGACTGGTCGACGCATCACAGAACCGTGATGTGGTATATCCCAAGCAATTGGTAATGCACGAGCTAATCTAGCCAGGAACAACTGATCAAGTGGTGTGGGTAGATGGCTCGCGCGAACATAATTAGCAACATTGTGGTTCCCATTTACGTCCGGTGCTCCCCAGAAGCTGAGAACATCCAAAGGCAATGTGAATCCAAACATTTTATCCATCGCAGCGATTGTAACCTCATCAATGTGATGTAATGTACCGTAGCCAGCACGTTGCGTTACCTTGGCAAAATGCCTCCCCTTCGCAGCAATGTCAAATATGCCACTAAGTGGATTGGAGCGCATCACAGTACCAGTCAATCCTAATGCGTGGAACGCTACTTGTCTAGCAGCGTGGACGCACAGTGAATGATAGATGGCGATGGGCAGTTGGAGTTTATCATTGACATTCAGAAAATTCATAACTTCATGTGGCACAAGAGAGCTTTCACGATAGCAGTTAAAATATGCGTAAGCTGTGTTGCTCTTTGGTAAGTCACTCACGTAATCGGACCACAAAGGCAAGGTGCAATCATTGCTTCCAGCACCATTGATTCCTCTATTATCAATGCCATCACCACCATTCTCACGATCAAAGGTTTCAAGTGGCAAACCGCTCATCATTAGTGATGATGCAGATTGTGCCCATGTGAAATCTTTATACGCACCAGTGATAACAACAGCTGACATCAAAAATTCCTTGATTATGTGTGAAGGCAGATAACCAGTTGCACCTCCCAAATTTTGCAAATGATTTGCAGATTGATATCCGGTGTGGAAGATCACGTCATTTCCATCCTTAGGAATGTTAAACATCTGAGCGACAGGTGTTTTCCCATGCGACCAAGCACCACGTCGATTACGTGTGGCACGATACGCTGGATAAGAACCAGCATACCTAGCACACAAGTTAGCATGTTCAGTGCTTTGGTATCCTTCTGGTAACGAAAATAATTGCGTTGTTCCGACCATAATGTTATCCCACTGGGTTGGGGTGATAATAAGGTCTTCACCCACAACATCACAAGCGTAAGTATTGTTAACTGGTGCACCGCCATTAACACGCTCAGTGAATTGAGTTATACCACCTGATGCTTCAATCGTCAAGGAAGAAAAATAGTCAAGGAATATCTTCAAGAAGAAAGACCTCAAAGTACCACCAGAAATGTGTTTCCTTCTAGCCATTCGACTAGACACATTGTGTTTAGTGATAGAGCGTTCCCGACTCAACCAACCAGTTGCCTCTGTGCCAAATCCCTCAACGCCAGTTTTCGTCAAAATGTTCTCGATCTCGTTGACAAGTGGAGGCACTGAAAAGGTGTGATAGCCCAAGTTTTTAGTTGTTATATCAATCTCTTGTCCAGTGAGAACACTCACTTCCAAAACATTGGTTACATCAGTGGAAATTCCTTGGGTATTTACAGAATGCTTCATAGGCACAAGAACACGCCCAAAATCATTGTTCATCTGTAGCGGTGACATATTTGCAACAAAGTCAATTGGTGCTGTCTCAGGGCCAAAGATGTTTCCATCTTCAATAGCTCTTGTGACATTAGTGCCATCAAGAACATCGACGAAAGAAAACAATTGATATCCAAAGTGCGGGTGTTTCGTACCTTGTAACGCAGGTCCTAATCCGGAGAATCCCTGATTGGCATCTCCATCGATTGTTCCCAATAAACCCTTGATGTTCAAGTGTCTATCAGCAGAATCGATGATAGTGTTATTAGAGATCAAATTAGCGACTATGTCTGCATTAGCGAGTTGCCTGTTGCGACGTCGGTGAATTATGGACTGCTCCTCAGCAGTTAATTCAGTTGCCGCAATTGCAGGAACATTAGACATCATCATGTTGCCATTGTAAGAATGCATTCCTTTGTTAGTCAAGGCGAACATTTTCCATCTGCTCACATAAGCGATGGAGATGATAGCAGGGTCACACTGCTTGAAGAACAACAACAAGTTGTTGTCCTTAATGGAGTATGGCCCAGCTACACTCTGCGCTTGTTGAGCGTGTAGATGGACAATTAAGTGTATCACAATAACATAACAATTAATAATATTCTTCAAGAAAAACCAAAAGAAATTTCTTGTGTGCACCAATCCCCAAATGAGATAGTACGCACTCGCGAAAGGCACCGCTGAAAATAATAGTTCAACAGTTAACATGCAAAAGTTCACCACAAACGTGATGAACAAGAACGCCGCTTTAGCGATGGTCACAACAACTTCACAAAGAAAGTGTGGTGCTGAGAGCATCACTCTGTTAATCACATGTGCGCCAGCGGTGTGCATCGCAACAAGTGAAGGAACATCCTCAGGCGGAGACACCAAAGGATAATTGTGGAACACCGTCCACACACATCCACCAAGATGGGACCCGCTCCCATTAAACGTCTGGTTAAGTGGCCAGCACCACATTTCCGCACCTGGCTGCACGGCAGGTCCCACCGTCTGGCTTTCCTCCCAGCGAGGTTGCTCAACCGAGGTTGAGACGTCAGTTTTTGCCCAATCGAGGGCGTTTGTGGATCCCGGGCCATCCACAGGCCTTACCTTATTCACTACCGCTAATGCAAGCAGCAGAAAAACGAGGTTTGAATTGAAAATTTTTCCAAAAATTGAAAAGAACGAAAACATGAACCTTTTTCACCCCACCTTTCGGTGTATTTTAAACCGCTTCGCTGAATAGCAAAGATTTGGGAGTAGACTATGTCTTAGACACTCACCACCTCCGATGAGTACCCACTGCCGTATAGTCGTTGAACAGCATCCATGAGTGAACATATAATTGTGCACTTTTAGGACTTGGCTGCAGAGGCCCAATTTCACCAGCTTGTTACCTCAACATTTCAATGAAATGTTACTCCTTTGCAAGGCCATTTCACCCTTTCGAGTGAAACTTGGTACCAATGAACTTAAGGGTTTCATACTGCAATTTGACAGTGTAGCTCAAAATGAAACATGAACTAGACAATGTAGCAAGCATTGCCTTTAAGGATTGTTGAATCTAACAACAAACTCAGTTAAAAATAACAATTTAAAACACCACCAACTCTAATCAGAGAGAACTTAATCACGCGCTAGGAAACAACCCCCCCACACAAGTATCGGTGAGCCTTGTGTAGCTCGCACGCTATCATTAACGACCCGATGCAAAATAAAGTCGCGTTCAAAAATAAATCAGTGGATCACCAACCAGGACCAACTATACAGCCAAATCTGAACAACTTATCCAATCCTCTAGGACCCATTGACAAATTCAACTTTTACGTGAAGCTGTGGTTAGCTACTCATACCCCCTTCCTCCAAAAAAACCAAAACTGTTGCTATAATTAATAAGATCAACTCATTCTACTCGCTTAAAACTACACCCATAGGAACATATTGATCAAAAAGATGAGAAGCA